GGCGGGTTAGCCAGCGCGGTCATCTGGTCATCGAGTAGTGTCTGCATTTCAGCTTCGGTCTTGTCGAGGCTCTCAAGCGTCTTGGTCTTGGCCCAGTCCTTTGTAACGCTGTCAAAGGCAACGAAGTCAGGGTCATCAGCTTCTGGTGTCTCCAGACCGGCGGTGCCGTATGCGCTGACAGACAGCGGCTGGCCTTCTGCGTTTGTCTCGCTGTCGCTGACGGCTGTCACGCGCCAGTGAATAGTCTTGATGCAGTCGTCATGCCCATTTTCAGGCTGATT